CTTGGATCCAGTGTATCCAAGATCACCCTTGGATCCGGTGTATCCTAAAGCACCTTGACTGCCTGTGTATCCTAATGCAGCATATGCGCCTGAAGATCCTGTGTACCCTAGATCACCCTTGGATCCTGTGAAGCCAACTGCGCCTGCATCGCCAGTAACACCTTGAGATCCAGTGTATCCAGATCCTGCTGATCCCACGAAGCCTGTGTCACCTTTGGACCCCACAAATCCTGTGTCACCTTTGGATCCCACATAACCAGCATCACCCTTGGATCCAGTGAACCCTAGATCACCCTTGGATCCTACAAAGCCCGTGTCACCCTTGGACCCCACAAAGCCCGTGTCGCCTTGAGATCCAGTGTAACCAATATTTCCTTGTGACCCAGTGTATCCCAGTGAACCAGAATAACCAACATCACCTTTGGATCCCACAAAGCCGGTGTTGCCTTGAGATCCAGTGTAACCAATATTTCCTTGGGAACCAGTATATCCAACATCACCACGAGACCCAATGAAACCTACATCACCTTGACTGCCTGTGTAACCTACTGCGCCTGTGGAGCCGGTGAATCCTGCATCACCTTTTGAACCAATATAACCAGTGTTTCCTTGTGATCCCGTGAAGCCAACACCTTGACTTCCTGTGTATCCTAGATCACCTTTGGATCCTGTGAACCCAGTGTCACCTTTGGATCCTGTGTATCCAACAGCACTAGCACCAATTTCAATAATGGTTTCTGTGCCAGATACATCTTTTTTAATGAAGATTTTACCATCATGGGTATTGATGGCAAATTCGCCTAGATCCAAATCAACAGTCTGTGGAATTTTTCCAGGAACTGCGGAACGTTTTGTCTTGATTATATTAGCCATATGGCTCCTCAAACGCTATGTAGCGGTTGACATAGTATGTCATGTAATATATATTACATAAGTATATTTATAACTTGGCAGGGTGAATGATTATGGAAAAACTGAAAATTGCTATTGTTGATGTTATTGGATTAACATATGACGCCACCACAATTGAAAAATACGGGTTGGGAGGGTCAGAATCTGCTGTGATCTACATGGCAGCTGAATTGAACAATCACGGGTTTCATGTCACGGTCTACAACAACTGCCGTGATAGTCGATCAGCTCCCGGCGTATATGACGGGGTTGAATATGTTGACCTGGCAAGTTTTCCTGAAGATGCAACATGTGACATCATGATTGTGTCACGCACAGTTGTTCCTTATCTACCTGAAAACACGAAATTTTCTTCTTTGAAAACCAGTGCTAAATTAAAGGTGCTATGGCTGCATGACACGTTTTGTCAGGGAGATGAATTTGTTGAAGATTTGCTTGTTCACGGACATATTGATGAAATTTTCACATTGTCAGATTTCCACACATCATATGTATTGAACGCCAATCACGGCAAGCGGCGTAATTTTGAAGTGTTGAAAAACAAAACGTTCATCACACGAAATGGTGCTAAAAAATATATTGATGAAGTTGATATCGCCGCAAAGGATAAAAATTTATTCATCTATAATGCTTCAGCAACTAAAGGAATGATTCCTCTTGTTAACAAGATATGGCCCGAAGTGAAGAAGAATATTCCAGCAGCTAAACTTCAAATTATTGGCGGCTATTATCGTTTTCGTGATGATGCTGAACCGGACGCACAAGAAAAAACTGTGCGCGAATTGGCAGAACGAGAAGATTTAAAAGCCTTAGATATAGAATTCACTGGTATCATTCCTCAAAAGGAAGTTGCTGAAAGGTTGTCCAAGTCGTCATTCATGATTTTTCCGAATGCCTTCCCGGAAACATTTGGAATTTCCAGTTTAGAATCATTGCTGTATAACACTCCTATTATCACAAATCGGTTTGGGGCGTTAGAAGAAACTGCAGTGGATCTAGCTTGTTATAAAATAGATTATGCCATTGAGCCCAATAATTTATTCCCAGAGATTAACATAGATGAACAATGCAGAAAGTTCATTGAATTGACATTAAGTGCTTATAATAATGCATATTTGCATTATCAAAAAATGAACTATTGTAGTATCGTTGTTGATGTTGCAGGATGGAATACAATTGCGTTACAATGGAAGCAGCATTTTTACAGAAAACTCGGATATTATCTTGATGTTGTTGAGCAGAATAAAGTTCAATTTATCAATACACGCATTCATCATATTTTTAATCGTAGATTTTCTAACTCTGAAGATTTTGATTATCAAGTAAATAATTCCACATTATTTCATGTAATTACGCCATTTTATAATGCACAGGATTATATAAAAGATTGCATATTATCTATTGCAGCACAAAATTATTCATCATATCGGCATTATCTAATTGATGATTGTTCAACAGATAATAGTTTTGAGATAGCACAAGAGACGATTAAAAACTTACCGAAAAATATACAAGGAAATTTTAATCTGACAAAGAATAATTATAATATGGGAGCCGTATATAATCAGATTAAAATCATAAAAAATATTATTTCGTCTGATGACACAATTATGTTAATTGATGGTGATGATTGTCTAATGCCTAATCCTAATATTTTTTCATACATAAGTTCAGTATATGCTCAAGGTGTTGAATTTACATATGGATCCTGTTGGTCAAGTATAGATGGTATTCCTTTGATTGCTCAAACATATCCTAAACATATTCGAGAAACAAAATCTTATCGAAAATATAAGTTTCCGTGGAATATGCCATATACACATTTAAGAACCTTTAAGAGAAAATTATTTGACGGTATATCACTTGATCTATTCAAAGATGAGCGTGGCGACTGGTATAAAGCCGGCGGTGACACGGCAATATTCTATAATGTTCTTGAAAATGCAGATCCTAATAAAATTAAAGCCATTCCTGATATTATCTACAAATATAATGACAAGAATCCGATAAATGATTATAAAATTCATGGACCTCTACAAACTAAAACAGCTAACCGAGTATTACTCATGGGACCTAAAAAATTACTAATTGCAATACCAACCGCAAAATATATTGAACCGGAGACGTTTAAAAGCATCTATGATTTAGATATTCCTAAAAATTTAGATGTTACGTTTCAGTATTTTCATGGGTATCAAATAGATCAAATTAGAAATTTAATTGCACATTGGTGTACTGCATTTGATTATCTACTTTCTGTTGATAGCGATATTGTATTACCCAAGGATGCATTACATAAAATGTTTTTTCATGATGTTGACATAGTTTCAGGAGTATATATTCAACGTAAACCAGGCTATGAAATTCTAGAGATTTATAGAAAAAATACAAATGGGGGATTTTCTAATACACAAATGGGGGACATTCAACCCCCTGGATTGCACGAAATTGATGCGTGTGGGTTCGGGTGTGTATTAGTAAAAACTGAAATAATTAATAAAATAGGATATCCTCAATTCGTGTATAAATCAGCTATTGATCATGCTAATACATTTTCTGAAGATTTATATTTTTGTCAGAAAGCAAAAGAACATGGCGCTAAAATTTACGTGGATTCTTCTATTGTGTGTAATCATATTGGCTCAACAATTTTTACACCATCTTTATGACATTTCCAGAATACAATCAATCATATGCCGAACATGAATTTGCCATTCATGGAGAAATACAGCTCCATGAAAAATTACAGCACCATAATTTACGCACCATTTTCGATGTTGGGTGTAATATAGGTGAGTGGAGCAGAATGACTCGCAGATATCATCCTGTCAGTGACATTCATTTATTTGAGATTGTGCCACAAACGTTCAGTAAATTGATTTCCAACAACATTGTAGATGCTAAAATGTTTCCCAATAGTTTTGGTCTTTCTGATAATTTGCATCTTGTGGATCTTAAAGTGGTGTCAGATAATGATCGGGTGTCAACAAGTGTATTGAACCTTGCGCATGATAACAGTGTGTATCTAACAGGCCTGGGTGTGCCAGGTGATGCATATTGTCGAATGCATAACATCTCACAGATTGATTTTTTGAAAATAGATACCGAGGGACATGAATATCGAGTGCTTGAAGGATTTCACTCCATGTTGCAACAAGAACAAATAAAAATGATTCAATTTGAATATGGATACATCAGTATTTTAACTAAAAAACTTCTTGTAGATTTTTATGAATTGTTGACACCCTTGGGATTTGAGATAGGTAAACTTACTCCTCAGGGTGTGCAATTTAAAAATTATCAATTATGGGATGAAGATTTCAAAGGACCTGATTATATTGCTGTACACAAAAGTTGTCCACAGTTAATTGCGGCAGTTAAATAAAAAGAGCCCGAAGGCTCTTTTTAGTTTTGTGGTGTCAATTTTTCTTCCAACGCAGCAATGTGTTTTTTCAGTTCAGAAATTTCTTCTGTCATCAGAGTGATTTGTGTTTCAAACACAATTTTCTCCAACATTAAATTTTTTGCTGTATCACTGAGTTTCTGTATATAGGCATTCACAAATTTTGTTTGATCCATAATATGTCCATGTGTTTTTAGTATGTGCCGCCGTCAATGACATTTGACCAAACAGGTACACCGGCATTTGATTTTAAAATGTACGTGTCAGTGCCGGCAGCTGTTGCTTGAATGGCACCTGTGCCGTTACCATACAACACCCCGTTTGAAGTGAATGTTGCTGCACCTGTACCGCCATCTGTAACGCCGATAGCTGATGCCAGAGATGATACAGTTCCACCTGTTAAGTTGGCTAAAATCGTACCAACTGTGTATCCTGTTCCTGCGGTGTTAACTGTTGTGGTGGGTTCTGTTTCCGCGCCCTTGAAAAACTTAAAGATGTTGTTATCAGACGCATCAC